TCCATATCATATAGATTTAGAAGGCGGTCCTTTTATACACGTTGGTCTTGATTTTTTTGGCAAGGGAAAGGTTAAAACTCTACAGTTGATAGACAACGACAAGCCAAACTATATTATGTTAAAAATAATACTGGAGTAAAAATGTTTCAAGAATTACAAATGTTGATAGGTCTAGAGCAAACAATGATTGTGATGGGGTTTAATCCTTCGTCTATTAATTATCTAATAACTACAAGTTTGGTGTAAATAGTTTATTTAGACCTTTTTATCTTTAAGGACTAAATATGAAAATATTGGTAATATTAATCTTAGTACTATTCAGCAACACTGTGTTTGCTAATCCGCAAATAGATTTTTTTGAATCTAAGATTAGACCGATATTAGCCTCGCAATGCTATTCCTGTCATTCTTCTAAAAATAAGGATAAAAAAGGGGGCTTGGTTCTTGATACAAAAGAGGGCTTGCTAAAAGGTGGAGACAGTGGACCATCAATAATACCAGGAAATCCTAATGATAGTTTATTAATACAAGCAATACGTCATGATGGATACGAAATGCCTCCATCTAAAAAATTACCAGATAATGTCATTCAAGACTTTTATTTATGGATACAATTGGGCGCTCCAGACCCCAGGGTTCCTCAAGATACAAAAAAAAGAGATATTGGAGAAGCAAAGAAATTTTGGTCATTTAGACCAGTAAACAATAACATATCTACAAGTATCGATAAATTGGTAGAACTACAGTTAAAACAAAATAAACTAATTCCTGTAGAAATAGCTGATGACTATACCCATATAAGACGTCTTTATGTAGATTTAATAGGAGTGCTACCAAAACCAATAGAAGTAATTTCTTATGTAAACAATACAGATAGTGAAAAGTATACTAAATTAGTTGATAAATTATTAAGTGATTTTAGATTTGGACAAAAATGGGCAAGACATTGGTTAGATATAGCCAGATACGCGGATTCTACTGGGAAAGATCAAAATATAGTTTATCCGTATGCTTGGAGATATAGAGATTATGTAATAGATTCTTTTAATGAAGACTTGCCGTACGATATTTTTATTAAACAACAAGTGGCCGGAGACTTATTAGAAAATAAAAATTATGCGCAATATAATAAACATTTAATAGCAACTGGATTCCTAACAATAGGTACAAAAAATTTAACATCTGGAGACAAACAATATCGTGCCGATTTAATAGATGAACAAATCGATACTCTTACTAGAGGTTTTCTTGGTATTACATTAAGTTGTGCCAGATGTCATGATCATAAATTTGATCCATTTACACAACAAGACTATTATAGGATATATAGCATATTAGATAATATAAATACATTCGATGGAGTTAATCATGGAAATAACAATATTGGATATATGGGAAATTTTGGATTTACGATTAATCAAACTGGAAAAATAATATACGAACAAAAAGATTATGCTAAATGGAAACTAATATGTGATATAAATAATCTATATTCTAAAATTAATTCTATTTATAATTATAATACTAACCTGAATGAGAATGATAAAAAAGCAGTTCAAAATGAGATTGAAAAACTAGTAAAACAACTAGAAGAAAAATACAATGCTATAGACGAAGCGTCACACACTATAATAATAAAAAATATGTTATCTTGTGATCCTGTCATGTGTGTTTCTGAAAAAAATGAAATTAAACCCAGCACTAAATTACATATTCGTGGAGAAATTAATAATCTTGGAGAAGAAGTATTAAGGGGTTTACCAGAAATATTTACAACTACAAATAAAAAAAATAATCCATTTTTTAGTAAAAATAGTGGTAGATTAGAGTTAGCAAACTGGATAGCGGATGATGATAACACTTTTACATACAGACTTCATGTAAACAGGGTATGGAATATATTGATTGGAAAAGGCATAGTTGATAGTTTTGATAATTTTGGTACTTTGTCTGGAGAACCGAGCAATATTAAGCTTTTAGATTTTTTAGCACAGGATTTTATTAAACATAAAAAATCAAATAAATATCTAATAAAAAAAATAGTTACATCAAATACATATAAAAGAAGCGCTTCATATAATGATACTAACTATGAAATAGATCCTGATAATATATATTTTTGGAGAATGAATGAAAAAAGAATAATTGCAGAAAATATTCGCGATATTATTTTAGATATACATAATAAACTATTATATCATAATGAAAATAATGTGTTTTTACAGACAATAGATAAACAACGAGTTGGCGGAAGCATTAATAAAGTTATAAATAATAAGCCAACAAGAACTATATTTTTACCCAGCCCAAGAGATTTTAGTATAGAAATGTTGGATCTTTTTGATAGACCAGATAATAACTTAATATCAACAAATAGGGCCGTAACAACTGTTCCGACACAAGCGTTATATCTGATGAATAATACAGATATTATTAATTTGTGTATGGATAGTGCCAAACATATGCTTTATGATCTAAATAATAAAACAACTAAAGAAAAAATTAACTATCTGTATTTACAATATTTATCTAGAAATGTGAATGATTCAGAATATTCTTTTATAGAAGAATATATATCGTCCTCTGATTCAAAAGATGAACAAAAATTATATGCCCAAATAATTCAAATGCTGATATCTACTGGAGAGTTTCGAACTATAAAATAAGGTGGAATTATGATAATTAATCGTAGAAATATGTTATTAAAAACATCCTGTGGCTTTGGATTTCTTGGTCTATCTTCTCTATTAGCCAAAGAAACAATCGGTAACACCACCCACTTTCCTGCAAAAGCAAAAAGAGTTATATTTATTTATTTAAATGGTGGACCATCTCATGTTGATACTTTTGATCATAAGCCATTACTAGAATCTAGAAACACAGAACAAGATCCAGTAGATAAAAATAGGACACTATTAACTAGTCAAGCAAAATTTTCCCGATCTGGACAAAGCGGTTTAATGATTAGTGAATTTTTTCCTATGTTAAAAAACCATGCTGATGATTTGTGTTTAATAAATGGAATGTATACAGATTCTGGTAATCATGAACAGGCTAGATCATTTTTACATACTGGTAATTTTCAATTTGTAAGACCAAGCATGGGTTCTTGGCTTGTTTATGGTCTTGGAACAGAAAATGAGGAATTACCTGGTTTTATAACAATAAACGCAACAATAGGTCCAAATGATTATGGTAGCGCATTTCTACCAGCAATGTTTCAGGGAACATCTATTAATGCCGGAAATATTAAACAAGCAATACCTAACCTGAATAATAATTTTATTGATTCAAAACAGCAAAGACGAAATCTTGATTTATTACAGAGTATCAATAATGTAAAATTATTTAATGATACAGTAAATTCTAATCTTGAGGCACTAATTAAATCATATGAATTAGCATTTAAGATGCAAACATCGGTTCCTTCTGTTATGGATATAAGCAATGAACCTATTAATATATTAAATAAATATGGCATAGGGGAAAAAGAAACAGACTCATTTGGTAAACAATGTTTAATGGCTAGAAAATTTGCAGAAGCGGGGGTAAGATTTATAGAAATAGGTATTGGTACATGGGATTTTCATCAAGAGATTCAAAAAAATATGACAGATAAATGCTTAGCAATAGACAAACCTATATCAGCACTTTTAACAGACCTAAAGGAAAGCGGTATGCTAAATGAAACTTTAGTTGTGTGCGGTGGAGAATTTGGTAGAACTCCAGGCATACAAAAGGGTGCCACAGGACGCGACCATAATCATCAAGGTTATAGTATTTTTATGGCGGGGGGTGGAATTAAAGGAGGTATAAGATATGGGCAGACAGACGATTTTGGACACAAAGCAATAGAGAATAAAATGGGTATTCATGATTTACATGCCACGATATTAAATTTAATGGGTCTAGATCACACTAGACTAACCTATAGATATAGTGGTAGAGATTTTAGATTAACAGACGTTTATGGTAATGTTCATCAAGGAGTTATAGCATAATGTCAAAACTTAAAAAATCATCCAACAAATTTATTTTTGGTGTTTGTGCTGGAATTGCGGAATATTTAGGTTGGGACACATCAATAGTACGATTGCTTTTCTTTTTAGGAACTTTTGCAACAGGAACTTTATTATTATGGATTTATTTAATACTAGCTATTATAATGCCGAAAGAATAAAATGATTAATAAATATTTAATAGCAATTCTAATTTTAGGTTTTGTGTTTTTTTATACATCAAAACATACTACTAGGAAAGATATTCCAGTATCTATAGTAGTACCAGTAGTTAATACTCCAAAGCAATCAATAGTTTATACAGACTATAAGGCGGCGCTAGAGATTGCAAAAAAAGAAAAAAGATTATTATTAGTTATACTAAAAAGTATATGGTGCAAGTATTGTACAATTTTAGAAAATGATTTTGATAAACTAAAAATTAAAGACAAGTTTGTTATTTGTCTCCTAGATATAGACGATAATAAAAAATTAGCAAAAGAATTTAAGTACAATGTTATACCAACATCTGTGGTTATAGATTGTTCAGGGACTAGGAACATAGAGAAATCAAGAAAGGCAGGATACATATATGATAACTACATGGATTGGCTACAATCTATTAATCATGACAACTAAACAAATATTATCCCTAATAGTTATAAGTTCGGCACTGGGTTATTACTACTATGAAAATAATCAACCAGACAATACTATTGTGGTTATTATGCCGGATGATAAGCCTAAAACTATTCCAGAAAATAAACCAAAACCAAAAGAAAAAAGCGGATTAGTATTTACAGAGGTTGATAAGTATCGTAAAATTGAAGAAAATACAATATACGGAGATGTATTAACACATAGTTTTGAAAAACCATACGGTGATCAAGATAGTAGAAGAATCAATGTGCATGAAACTTCTCATGGTATAACATCTCATCTTAGAAATTTATATAGTAAAGCATTGAGTAAAAAATTAAATGTTTTTTATGTTTTAAATTCTCGCTGTATAGTATTGGAAGAATCTAATATTAGTATGCATTTAGTTACTAAATATATTCCACCAGATTTAAGATCATACAGATATAATCTCTACTTTGTTAAAAATATTGTGGATTGGAATGATATGCCATCATATATTATTGATGAATGGAATTCTTATATATTAGGAAGCAAAAGTGCAGTTGAAGATTATAATAATGGTATTCTAAATGAAAGAGTTGATGCTGTTAGCGGGTGTTTGGATTTTAGTATTTATGCTATTTGTTTTGCTATGGCCGTTAAGGAACATGATAATGAATACTGGAAAACATATCCTCAATTTAAAAATACTATTAAATTTCTTTTGATAGAGGCGGAAAAGACTTTCGGTGAAGGAATGGAGATAGAAAATTTTAGAAATTCTAGTCAAGAAAAACTATATGAAAATCTAAAAAGTAGCCCAAACGCAGCAAAAATAAGAGCATTTTTGAAGGAAGAATTCGATAATATTTTTATCGATAAATAGGATTACGGCGATGTCTCGTAAAAAAGAATTTTTCAAGTCGAGCCATTGACAGAGCCGATACTAGAGAGTACAATGATAGGAACGAGCAAGGGTTGTATTGGTCAGGTGACTAAGCCCAAGTTCGTTTGAGTTACTAAAGAATATTTGGAGGATAATTATGGCAGAGGTTACTACTTCCGTTAAGCAGACTCGCGTTCGTTGCAGTGACGAGATGTTTCTTGAAGCAGTTTTTTCCAGCAAGACATATGCCGAAATTGCTGCTAAGACTGGTCAAAAGTTGAACAGTACTATGAGTCGATATGCTCGTACCAAGAAAACTCTTGCGGAAAGAGGACAGATTCTTCCCGAGATGGAAAGGTCTAAGCCTGTTCGCAAGGTTGATAATGTTGAGGCTATGGTCGAGACATTTCAGAGACTCAAGGCTGCTCATAATTCGTGATGTTTAAATCCAACAAGATATAAGCCTATTTTGTTGGAACGGGACTGTGGCGGAATTGGCATACGCGATGGACTCAAAATCCATTTCCGACTAGGAGTGTGGGTTCGACTCCCACCAGTCCCATTATGAACACATTATGTAGTGCAAGAGTTCCTAACCATAATCCAAAATCTCCAATTAGTCATTTTATTTTAATGACAGTGCGAGAATATAATGATTATGATGGTGGCACATATATTGATGAAATAAAAAATATTAATGATTTTGTGGATAATTCGTATAAGGCTATTGATGATCCATTTTATAGAATATATGGCGAAAAAAGAGAAAATAATCCTAGTCCTTCTCTAGTATTTATTGCAGAGTTTTTTGATCTTAAAAAAGCAAAAGATTTTTTGTATAATATTACTGGAGAATATCCCATAGTAATTTCTTACTAAAATGAATTACACTATTGATATCGAATGGTTTGATGAGGGAGGATATTGCAACTTTTATCCTTTGATTGACGAAACCAATAAAGGATTCAAAGAATTTAGATCCGAAAAAGACGCTAAGGCCGCATTATTTTTTCAACAACTACTTAGTAAGCATGGATTATCTCCAATAGCATATACTGATGTGGTTAAATTACCAATCAAAGATATATCCTTATATAGTTCATATGGTTTTGTAACAGAGATGGCTGGGTATTTTGTCACAGAACCAATCACAAGATGGAGTAAAAAATATACTCATTTTCTAGAAAAAATACAAGACTTAGTTGATGATATCAAGCATCATACTAATTTAGACTTTTGGGATTGTCATCAATATAATATCGGATTAATTAATGATAAATTAGTTTGTATTGATACTGGACTGGAAAGTTTTGATCCCTCTAGTGATGCTTGGGGATTAGGAAAACCGGGTCCACAATGTTATTATTGTTACGAGTATTTTTGTAAATGTGAGGAACAAGATGCCATACATTAAAGAAGATATTAGAAAAGAGTTAGATATTTGTATAGATAAAATGATTACTTGTTTGGGTATTCCAAAATCTACAAATGGAAATATGACTAATGAAGATTTTTCATCTATACTTGGAGATATTAATTACTCATTTTCCAGAATCATTGCATCTTTGATGGGCAGAGAATCATATGCAAAAATAGCAATGATCACTGGTGTTCTAGAGAATATAAAGCAAGAATTCTACAGAAGAATAGCCTCTCCTTACGAGGATACAAAAATTAGGGAATATGGCGACATAAAAGAGTATTCTAACATTAACAAAAGATATTTTTGACAATCAGAATGGTGTATTAGATATTATAACTATCTAATAGGAAAAGATTATGTCAAAAGATATAGAAAGAATGCTAAAAGAAATCCTACAACTAGATAAACAAATTCTAAAAATAGAAGAATCTAATAGCAGAGACTTATCGGAACTAAAAAAGGTTATTAAATTTATTAATAGAAGATTGGCCGAGATAGCAGAAAAGATAAAAGAATTCGAAATTATTTTAGATGAACCAGAAGATGAAGAAATAGAATATGATAATACTGATGAGTGGACGCCATATGACGATGAAGATTACAAAGCAGAAGAATATGAGCAATACGGTGACAACGATGAAGAGCTTGGATAAAAAATGTTCAAAGTGTTGCCAACAAAAATCTAAAACCGAATTCAATAAAAGAAAATCTGCTAAGGACGGATTACAAAATATTTGTAGAGAATGTCAAAAACAAAACAATAAAATATTTTATAGTAAAAATCAATCTTATTATACATCAAGATATAAGGACAATAGATCGGAAATACTTAATCGTAATAAGTTATGGAATAAAAACAATAAAGAAAAAATTATTGAACATAAAAAGAGGTTTGATGAATACAACCCAGAATATTATAAGGAATATCGAACTAAAAATAAAAATAAAATAAATCAAAAAGTAAGGATAAGATCAAAACAAAGAAGAAAAAATGATCCCATTTTCAAAATAAAAACTAATTATAGGAATAGGTTATATGATTATTATAAGGGAACGAATAGAAGCAAAAGATCCAAAGAACTAATCGGACTAGAATGGGACGAGTTCAAAAAGTATATCGAGTCTAAGTTTCAAAATAATATGACCTGGGAAAATTACGGAGAATGGCACATTGATCATATAGTCCCACTAAGTTCTGCTACAAATGATCTTGAGTTAGAAAAACTATTCCATTATACTAATTGTCAACCACTATGGGCGTCCGATAATCTCAGGAAATCTGCAAAAATTTTTCGTCACGCTTGACAATACAGGAAGCCGATGATATACTAGAACCATCACAGGTAAACTAATTTTTGGAGTAAACACAAATGAAATTGGCAGATAAGACTGTAGAAATTCATTCTAGAGGAATCTCCTCATCGAATCAATTTACAATTCAGCAAAGTTCTAAAATGTTTAAGCTGTTGTCTGATTCTTTGTATTCAGACAAAGTTCAGGCTGTTATTCGTGAACTAAGCACAAATGCTTATGATGCTCATGTTGCTGCTGGTAATAAGAATCCTTTTAAGGTTATTCTGCCAACACAAGCGGTTCCATCTTTTACCGTGCGTGATTATGGTACGGGTCTTAGTCAGCAGGATATGGAGGAACTGTATACCACTTATGGGGCAAGCAACAAGAATGATAGTAATGATTTTGTTGGTTGTCTTGGATTAGGTAGTAAGAGTCCGTTTGCTTATACCAAGAGTTTTAGCACAGTATCTTATTACAACGGAACTAAGTATTCTTATATTGCTGCTATGGACGAGAACGGTGTTCCTAGTCTTAATCTGTTCGATATTAGTCCAACTAAAGAGCCTAACGGTCTTGAAATTAGTTTTGCTGTTAAACAGTGTGACTTTGGCGAGTTTACTACCAAAGCAAAAAGAATTTTCCATTATTTCAAGATGAAGCCAATTATTGAGGGTGGTTTTGGGGAGAATCTATCCGATCATTCGTACTCTTATACCAATTTTGTTATTGATGGTAAGGGATGGAGGATTGGTAGACTATCGAATAATAATGATCAATATCCTTCAGCGTATAACAATGCTGATAGTGGTATTGTTGCTATCATGGGTAATATTGCTTATCCTGTTGATAGTTCAAAGATTATTGGAGAAGCAGAAAAAGACACTTCCAATGACGCTATCCAGAAATGGAATCGTACCTTTAAAAAGGTGGATGTGGATAACTGGAAGAATCTAGTCAAGGAGGTTCTAGGGTCGGGCTTGTATCTTGAAATCAATTTTGATATTGGTGAATTGGAAATGGATGTGAGTCGTGAAGGTTTACAGTACACAAAGAATGTTCTTAAAGTTTTGCGTGAAAGAACTCAGGATATTTATCTTCAACTCAAAGAAGATATGACCCAAAAGATTACTCAGTGTACTAATCTGGTAGATGCTTATCAGACTTATTATAATCTGAGCGATCTTGCTGGTGGATGGACCGCTGGTGCGTCATGGACCGACCAGTCTGGCAAGACCCACGAATTAACTAGTGGTAAAGATCTTGAATATAAGTTCAAGAAAAATAAGCAGTTGTATGTTTTTAATTTTAGAACATCTGGTTATCGTTCTCGTCGTATGGTTTATCTAACAGATAAAATCCATAACGAAACACTCAAGGGAGTTCCTCAATACTATTGGAGCGGAACCAAAAAGAGTGGTAAAATGATCTTTTTCCGCTGTGATGTTAAGGGTGAAGAAACTGCCAAAAAGATTGTGACAAAGTATTGTAATCAAAATGATTGCTTTGCTTATCTTATGGTTGATAGTAGTCATCCAGAAGATTCCACAGAAGGTTTTGATGATATCATTAGTGATATCGGTGGAGAAACCCACATAGTTAATGTTTCCGATTATCGTAGTCTACTTAGTAAGGGGCCACGCAAGAGTAGTGTTTCTTTTGGTCAGATTAGTGCTGGTGAGGTTTTTATTATTGGTGGTTGTCCAGACGCTAATGATAAACTAGTGCTATCTGGTAATGGAATAAATGATTCTGATCTTCTAAGAGAAGTAGACGAAGATACCTATGAAACTATTGAAGATCAAGACGAAACAATTTATATTCCTATTATTAGGTATGCTTCGGTGGAAGGGTTTCCATCTATCGCTTATCTTAATAAAATCATTAAAGATAAAAATCATACTCTTCATAATCTATTGAAAGACAAGAATATTCTTGCTATCAAGCAGAGTGCTGTTGGCAAGATTAAAGATTTGAATCTTGTTGATTTCAATGCTTGGATCAAGCCTCAATTAAAGAGCATGATGAGTAAACTCTGCGGAGAAGTTGGTTCATATAAGAATATTGTAGACTACTGTACTGAACAGTATAACGCAGACGAGAAGAATGAGTCGTATGGTTATTATAGGATTCGTGCAGATAGGCACATAGCGGTTACTATTCTAAGCATTTTTGGTATTGATTATGATAAGTATATTGGTGGATCGGAACTTTGCAATCTAGTAGATCAATGGATGATTCATTACTTTTTTGCTCATGTTATTCATAATAGTTTTGATATGAAGTTTTGTAAGAAGTCAGAATACTTTGCTGTTATGGCAAAAATATTAGCAAAGCATAATATGAATGGTATTGATCCTGAGAAGATTCGTAAACAAACTCAAGAGTTTAATATCTTAAAGAGCGAGATTAATACTATGTATAGTGAAGATTATACATCTAAGATAGTATCAATTTCTCAAGAATCCAAAGATTTTTGTGAGTCGATAACGAAAAGTAGTGATCTTAGAAAAAAGTTTAAAGCGGAGGTTGACAAGATGCCGATGCTCAAGTATATTGTGAGCAGTACGTTGGAATCAAACGGTGCTGATGCGGGATTGAACGGAATAGGTTCCTCTAATCCACTTAGAGTAAATCATAATCGTTACTATAGTCCGCCAGCATGGTTTGTAACTATTGATGAAAACGGTATTGAACAGTTAAGAAATAGTCTAAGTGTTTTGATCAAATAATTTCACAGGAAAAGAGGAGAATTAAAATGAGCGTTCCGTTTATGTGGGTTGATGGTAATTTGACGTTGATCTTGAATAATAAGGCTTATCAAGTTATTCCAGATCATATTAATTACAAGCTGATCCTTGAGGCTCTACCAACAGCAACTAATGATGAGTTGCTAGATCTGGTAGATATTGAAAAGGCAGTATCATCATTTAGCGATGGTCTGGTTGAAGTCAAGAATGGCAAGGTGCTTTTTGATGGTGAAGAAGTTCATGGTAGTATTAGTAAGCGTATTCTGGAGTTTATGAGCAAGGGACTACCGTTTCAGCCTCTTGTAAACTTCTTGAATAATCTTATGGAGAATCCTAGTATGCAAAGTCAAAAGGAACTTTATGATTTCTTGGAACATGAGCATTTACCAATTACTGAGGATGGTCATTTTCTAGCATACAAGGCTGTTCGTAGCGATTATATGGATAAGTATGCTGGTACATTTGACAACCATGTTGGCAAAGTTTGCCAAATGAATAGGGCTAAGGTTGACGACAATCGTAGTGTTGGTTGCTCTCAGGGACTTCATGCTGGTGCTTTGAACTATGTTGCTAATTATGGCAGTGCTGATAATGGTGATCATATTATGATTGTTAAGATCAATCCAAAGGATGTGGTAAGCGTCCCTAGTGATTGTAATCATGAGAAACTTCGTACTTGTAGATATGAAGTTGTCGGTGAATATCAAGGCGAACTACTAAAGCCTCTTTACAAGGCTGAATTTAGTGAAGACTCTTATGATGACGATGAAGAGCAGTTGTATGACGAGTATGATGATGATTACTGGAATCAGTATGAAGATGAAGATGATGAGGAATACGATCCAGATCAAGATTATATTTGAATAGAACTTGATGAAGATGATGTTGTGGTGACAGATTCGACAGGGTGGTGTGGTTCGATTCCACAATAATCTAGGTGACTGCTCGACTGAATCTTATGGTTCGATTCCATAATCATCTTTTTGATTGCAAATGATATGAGTGTTTCATATCCCAATCAGTAGGAAAAGTAGTAGTAACGGGTGAAGAAAATGTTTAGCGACAATCTTGGATTTAATCCTTTTGACAAGAACAACAATGTTTATGCTAATAGGTATGCATCTGATAGACAGCGTTTTTTGAGTTCTTTTGATCAAGCGAATATCTTTGTTTATAATGGTAATCCTCGCAAAAAGATTAGCAGCATGAATCATACTCATGATGTTAACGAAGCCGTGCAAGCCAATGTGAATAATCATTCAGATGTTTATTTTTACGTTAATGGTGGACGTAAAATGTATGCTATCAAGCAGTTTACTTGTTGTTTTTGCGATATGGATGCTGGTCGTGATAGCGATGGAAAGTATTTTAAGCCCAGTGTTGTTATGACTAAGAAAAAGCAATTCCTCAAAAAGATCAATGATTTTCCTGTTAAGCCTAGTTGGGTAGTTGATACTCGTAATGGCTATCAGTGTTACTGGATTTTTGATGATGCTAGTCGTAAAATTGTTGGAAGTAACAAAACTTTCTGGAATGGTCTTCAAAAGAAGTTGGTCAACTATTTTGATGGCGATCCAAGAGCGATTAAGCCCAATCAGATTTATCGTGTACCTTATACTTGGTGGCGTAAGGAGTGGGAAAAGAAGGCTCCATATTTCTCTAGTATCCTTCCCGGCAGCACTGGTCAACCGATTAATGTTGCTGATTTAAAATCTGCCCTTACTGGTCAACCGGCTACTCTACAGATTATTCCTGAGAAGTGTAGCGACGAGTGGTATAAGGGTTATGCCAAAGCATATAAGCAGTCTGATATGACCGGCATTCCGGTGACAGTGGATGTCGCTTCAAAAATTCTTAATGAGTTACAGAACGTAGGTCCAAAAGGATTGGATAAATATGCTATAGCAGAACGTGTATATGGAGATCCTGTGTCGATTACTCCAAGTTATGGCGATCTTGATGGCGATGTTGATGGCGATCTTGACGAAGAGACAGACGCTCTTACAAGTCCTATGGGCGAGGCTGCTGACGAGGATATAAACCTTGATGGTCAGCAGACCAAACTTTTAAAGACCGTTGTGGAGTTCCTTAATCAAGTCTCAACGCCTCTCTACTTTAGTAATAATCGTTTCCTTAGTAGTGCGGCAAAAGATTTGGCTAATCAACTTAGTGATAAGTTTTGTATAGGATAATACCATGCACGAAGATGATGACTATAACGATGAGCATGATTATGATGATGCTCAAGACAAATATAAGCACTATTTTAAGTTTGATCCCACCGCCTGGGACGCTTGGGGTAAAATGCTATATAATGCTCTAAATGATATAGTCGAAGGATCATCAAATGTGTGGTATGTTAATTTTCCCAAAAAGTCGTTTCCTGTGAATAGTTATTTCTCCAATACTGAGAAGTCTAAAAACTTCCAGTATTTGGGGATTAACTATCAGAAACAACCCATATGGAAAAAAGAGTACTTTGTTAACGCTGGATTAGCCAGAGAGTACTTGAATCATATTCAAAGTCATGCTGTTCATTTTGTATTACAACCACATTACTACAAAGGATTATTTGATATCCTAAATTAATATGAAATACATCTTATATTTTCAATCCTCAGATAGAGTAGTCAGATTTTCTAGAACAGATGCTATTAAAGAGATAGAAACTAGGCTGAATTTTCTAGAAGATATTTGTATCAAAGTTGTAGAGGAATCAAACTTTACCACAAAAATATACAAGCCAATTTTTTCAGTTACGCTTGAACTTAAATAAATACGGAGAAAGATATGGGTAAACAAAACTATATTATAGATGATTTAGAAGAGTTTACAAGGTCGGCCAGAAAACTTGTATTCAATGGTTTTGATAAAAGCATAGGAGATGATCCAGACGAGTTTACAAAACTTATTACAGAAATTAGTCAAGATGATTTGGAAGAGATGGATCAAATTTTAACTCAGCAAGAATCTCTGGTTATAGTTAAGAGTCTGGCTAAAGAACAAAAACATAAAATCACAAATGAATCAAGATACTTAATTGATGAAAAAATATTTTCACAAATTATAGAAGAAATGAATGGACGACTAGTTAGTAATATGCTATCATCATTAGCAAGTAAGGGCATGATAGAGTCCGCTTATGATGAACAAATCAATGATTTTGTTTTCTGGATAAAAGACGATGAAACACCTGAAACCGATTGAGGTTGATGCTTCTTTTCTATATAGATGTCCATCTGAAAATTGTGGTGCTAATCATTGGTTATTTTTACGAGAAGTCAAGACCAAAAATTTCAAGATTGTTTGTGATTGTGGAACAGTGTTTAGGCCAAAAACAATAGACAACATAAAAATCAAATATAGCAATCAATCTAAAGTCAAGCAAAAACCCAACGCAAACGAGGATGCAATAGAACACAATAAATCTGAATTAAGAATTCCGGTTGACTTGTTAAACAAATGTGTTAAAATACTGGTTCAGTATGGCTTTGAAAACCAAGAGGCTAAAGACATACTAACTAAAACGTATCTAATTAATCAAACCGATAATGCCGTACAACTTATTGAGTTATCATTAAAATCATTGGAGATAAAAAATGTCTAAAGGTATAAGGCCAACTAAATTTAGCGAAATTCTTGGGCAAGACGATGTGATTAACAGGCTAAAAGTCAGCGTGACGGGCTGTTTAAAAACATCAACCGTGATGCCACACACTTTAATAGATGGGCCACCGGGCCTTGGTAAAACTACCATAGCGAGTGCTATCGCCAACGAATTGAACGTGAATCTGTACACAACCAACGCGGCAAATCTCAGAAGTGTTAAAAATATTATTCCGTATCTTATGGGAATTGCACCACGATCAGTTCTATTTATTGATGAAATTCATAGATTACCTAAACTGGTCGAAGAATTTTTGTATCCAGTAATGGAAGATTTTATATTAACAATCACGCTAGAGAAAAAACCAGAAACTATTGATCTTCCAGCTTTTACTTTGGTAGGAGCAACAACTAGTGGTGGTAGTTTAAGTCAACCATTTTATGATAGATTCAGCATCAAAGAACATCTTAGTTTTTATAACGATACTGATTTAGCTAAACTAGCAAGATCGAACTGTGATAAACTCTCTATTTCTATTGATGAGACTGATCTTGTTGAGATCGCTAAAAGAAGCAAAGGAACTCCTAGAATTCTAAACTCTAGATTACAATGGTATAAAAACTACAAGACCTGTCATCCAAATTCTACAGAATCTATAGATGAGATTTTTAGTATTCAAGGTATTGATAAAGACGGATTGGATGCTTATGATAGAATGTATTTGAATCTACTATTAAGTAATAAAGGTAATCCATTAGGCTTAAAAGCAATATCTTCTCTTACTGGTATTGCTGTAGAAACTATTGAAAATAGCATAGAGCCATATTTGGTTAGAAAAAAGTTTATATCACGAACCCAAAAAGGAAGAGTGATAGGAAACTATGCTAACTAATAATAGTATCTAGATTAGATAATCAATTTAAATCAAGATAGGTGGGCTTGTCCCACCTATTTTGCTATAATAGTGTATAATATAATCAGAAAAGGATATTTTATGTTTAACAGAAGAGGCTTTATAAATACGGGTGTTTTAGGATATCTAGGATTAAATCTTGGAGACTACCTAAAATTAAGAGCAGAAGAACCTTCTGTGAAAGAAGCAAAAGCACAGTCAGTGATTTATATTTATCTGCCGGGTGGATATGCTCATCAAGAAACATTTGACCCAAAACCCAATAGTCCGGTTGATTATAGGGGTCCTTTAAATAGTATATCAACTAGTATTCCTGGAATATTTTTTAGTCAATACTTAACAGAAACTGCAAAAATAGCGAATAAAATTAGTATTATCAGATCTATGACTCATAGTGAAACAGCACATGAGCGTGGAACTAATAATATGTTTACTGGATATCGTCCTAGTCCAGCCATTCAGTATCCAAGTTTAGGATCAGTAGTCAGTCAACAATTAGGAGTCAGGAATAATTTACCTCCGTATATAACAGTACCAAATGTACCTAATGAATTTGCTGGTGCCGGATATCTTAGTCACAGTTATTCATCATTTAGTCTTGGTGGAAATCCAGAAGATCCAAACTTTAAAGTTAGAGATTTAACATTACCAGATGGAATATCTGTAAATAGATTTGATAAAAGAAAAGCGATGCTAGAAATAGTCAACAAAGAGTTCAATGTTAGGCAAAAGTCAGACTCTTTGGACTCTATGAATTCTTTTTATCAAAATGCTTATGATATTATGAATTCGTCTCAGGCCATACAAGCATTCGATATTAACAAAGAAGATGATAAGACCAAAGAAATTTATGGTAAAACTGCTGCTGGAATGAGATTACTACTAAGCAGAAGATTGGTGGAGGCGGGTGTAAGATTCGTGAATGTAACTTATGGCGGATGGGATCATCACGATAATATAGCGCTAAATATAGGTAGTCAGTTACCATCTTTTGACAAAGCTTTTTCTGCATTAATAAATGACCTAGATGAAAAAGGTCTATTAGATTCAACACTGGTTTGTGTTGCTACAGAATTTGGTCGTACTCCAAAAATAAATCCAACTGCTGGACGAGATCATTGGCCGCGTGTTTTTTCTATAGTCATGGCAGGGGGCGGAATTAAAAAAGGACTGGTATACGGCTCCAGCAACGACACAGCAAGCGAACCACAGGACGATCCGGTGAGTGTAGAGGACTGGGGCGCCACACTATATAATCTATTAGGCATTGATCATAATAAACACCTAATAGCTCCAGGAAATAGGCCAGTTAAAATTATTGATAACGGTAAAATTTTAGGAGATATAATTGGATAATAGCAATTTAAAAATTCTAGTTCTTGGCGGAACACAAATGGTTGGTAGGGACTTTGTGGAAACAACAATACAAAATACTAATATTAATATATCACTAGCAAATAGAGGAGTAACCAATAAAACAATATTTAAAGATTTAGAACATATCTATATCGATAGGAACAACGGATTGTCTTGTTCAAATCTTATGAATAAATTTTTTGATATAGTGGTAGATTTTTCATGTTATAATGTTGAACAGTATAAAAACACAATACAGTATATTAACTGTAAGAAATATCTTTTAATATCTACTCAAAGTGTACTAGATGATAATGTTTTAAACAAACAAAATGTAAATGATCCGTACTACTGGTATTGTTACAATAAAAAAGAATTAGAAAAATATGTACTATCACTAAGTATTGATTCTATCATAATTAGACCAGGCGCAATCTACGGACACAACGACTATACAAATAGATTCGAATATAGAGATAATAATTTTTACTGGAAAAATACCAATAATATACCATCGCAAAGTAATGGATGTGTATATGTAAAAGAATTTAGTTTATACTTATTAGGCATAATATTAAATATTAATAATTGCTATAAGCATCAAATATTACAGATACCATAGCTATCTATACAATAGCATTTTTTATTTACTATCTGTTGTTGAAAATATTCTGTTTCCCATTCTTTATCATGAAAATTAGTTAGTCCAGAATTAAACGCAACAAGTATAACATTATCTTCTATCTTTTTTATGTTTTGTAGATATTCATTAACTATAATTCCTGTACTAACCTCATACTTGATACCTGTTCTATGATAATTTAATCTTTTTGCCATTTCAGCAGGATTATAGTCTATGCATTTGATTTTTTCTTGATCAAAATTAAAAAGATTAATATGATTATTGTAGTCCTCAAAATTGTTACCCATGTTATGTGGACATCCTAAAAAATAAATCTCTTTAAATAGATGTTGATTTTCTCTCATAAAACCCATATTACAATAATATTCTTTTATACCTGGTAAGATTTTACTATCTAATCTGTCTTTTACTGGTCGTCTTCTAGAGATACATATTTTATTAGGATAGTTTTTGATCCTATCAAATTTTAATGGAAAAAGAAAATTAAATAATACTAAGCAATCTTTATCTATATTTAAATTTAATTTATTTATAGTAATTTCAGATAAATCTTTATTATTTGCCAATAGAAAATAATTCATATCGACCCTTTAATTACACAGGTGCTTGGATTTAAATCTTTGAATTCGTCAATTATAGTAAAATGACTCATATCGCATTGTCTTTCAAAATAAGTGCTATAGTCATGTAATATCAAATATTTTGTTTTTGGTAAAATTTTATTAATTTGTTTATATCTATTAATAACTAGTTCTTCATTATCATGAAAATATAATGATGCATTAATTTTTGGATACCATTTTGACCAATCTTCTACATAAATATATATAGCATTTTTAATAAATTTTTCAATTTCATTTTTATAAACATTATTGCTATAATATATATAATATTTTAAATTTTTATATTCAGCGATTGCTGATATAACAGGAGAGCTAAAAAATCCACAACCAGTCTCAATAACAGTAGAATTGCTATCTATTAACATCAAATATTTAGTTAGTAGTTTTAAATGAGAAGCATATGCTATAGATTTATAATTAATATCTGGTTTAACAGAATTGTTTGTTGAGTTGATTAACTTTTTAAATCTTCTACTAGCTTGATTTTGACCAATAATAATCTTATCAGAACATTTGGCAAAATCTATTTTACAATATGTGACTGGTAATTTATAATAAGGTATATTGTATTTATTAATTAGAATTGTTAAATTATTTTGATCCCATACATTACTATCCTTATTATTTAAAGATATCCATTCTTTACATAGATTCATTATTGTTTCTGTTGGTTTCATATATAGTGTGCCAGAAGCAACGCCACCATAATAGTCACAAAAAGCAATATCTTTATCTATTGAGTCAAATAGATTAGGATAATCATACAACACAGCATCTGCATCTAACCATACTATAGGAATATTGTATTTTTTAAGCTGTTCTTGTATAATATATGCTTTATATTGACAATTTTTGCTCCAACTACCAAGATTAGTATATCCTATGATTTCATAATTAATAATATTATGTTTTTTAAAAGACTCTATCAAAAATTGAACTTCTTGTTCGTATGGAGTATCTTTTGTATAACCACTTACTATTTTAAAATTCATAATTAATTTCTTAGAATATCATTATTATTTAATTTAGTATAATATATCTCATAGACTATACTATTTTCTAAAGCTTCAAATTGATGATAGATATTAGGAGATATTATGATTGTATCGTATTGATTTAGTACAGTAGAAATAAGATTATTGTTCTCCCATCTATGAACAACTATCTTGCCAGATTCAACAAAAAACATATTATATTTATATTCATGAAGATGTTTGGAACATTTTTGATTAGCAATTATTTCTATACGATCTATAGATAGATTATCATTAGAAAAAATTTTTGAGATAAAACCCCAAATTTTACCTAACTTATCCATATCCTCTCCTAATAAATATATGCAATATAATATACACCACTATGAATCTAAATATATTTCTATATCTAAATTCAATGATCCATTCAATTATATTATAATAGATAATTTATTTAATAAAGAAATATACGAATCTTTATGTAAAAAATTTCCAGAGTTTATAGCAAGGACAAAGCCCTATAAGGATCAGCCTGGGGCAACAAGCGACTATGAGGGTTATATATCCGGATTAGGTCTACAAGATTTGAAAGATGGTTATGATTTCTTTGCTTCTAAAGAATTACAAAATTTTGTTGAAAAAATATTTAATATTGAAACATCAAAGTTTATATCGCCTTCGGCTCATTTTCATAAAGCACCATCCAAAAATGGATTTATTCATAGAGATATGAATATATGCTCATTTTCTAATAAGTCAACAGAGGATTCTTTTATTACAACTGGTGGGGTTGTATATACGGACGACTCTATAGCTAATACGAATAGCATTAAGATGATAAGAAGTATAGCTTTATTATATTATTTAAATAATAATGACCATATTAGTACTAATGGTGGAGGAACGGGAATTTATGAGGGTTATGGTGGTAATCTCATAAAAACAATAGAACCTAAAAATAATAGATTATTTATGTTTGAGATTAGTCACAATAGTTTTCATGGTTTTATAGGAGCAAATTTTGATAGATCAGCAATAGTTAGTTGGTTTCATTCATCACCAGCATATATTATAAATAGAAATTGGAAATATTTTCGTAAAAATCCTAGATATTTAGAAAGATGGACACAAAGACCAGTAAGTGAATATTGGAATATTGAAAATGATCCTGATTATAGTAAATATTTTTCAAAACCTATTAGAGAATTAATATGAATATGGATGTTAGTCAAATTATTATAGTTATATTTTTAATATTAAATATTATAACATTTATATTAGGATATTTTATTGGAAAAATATCTAAAATTAATATAGTGAACAGTAATGTAAGTGATACTAGTTTTATTCCAATAGACAAACAAAAAAATAGTATAGAAAAAATTAATATAGATGAAACAAAAGTTGTTAGTAAAATTAATACTAGCAGTTTAGAAAAAAAATATGACAATTTAGGAAATACGACCATATCTGATGAAAATATTACAGATTCTATAAATAAACTCAAAAAATTAAAAGAGTAATAATAATCAATAAATACTAATCATAGGTGTATATATATTGGTTAAAAAATTATTTTAAGATAGTATGGAGGTTTTATTATGAGTAATGGTGTGGGATTGGATGTTGGCACAAGTTATATTGTTTTAGCTAAAAATAATAGTAATAATATAGAGTATAAAGAATTTAGAGACGCTTTCTATATTATTAAACCAACAACACCAGTAGCAACAAAAATGATCGAAAAAGGATTAAATGGTAAAATTTTTATCAAAGACAGTGATAATTCATTTATATTATTAGGAAAAGATGCAATAGAAAAAGCTATTGAAAGAAATGATAGCGCAAAAAGACCTATGCATAAAGGTGTCGTTTCTTCAAAAGAAAAAGAAGCAAAAAAAGTACTAGCTTTTATTCTAAAAGAAGTAGTCGGGATAGCATCAGAGCCTGGTGAAAAATTAATATTTTGTAAACCAGCACAACCAGTCGATCAAGAAGATGATGATTTTGATGTTGGCTATCACGAAGATGTTGTAAAGAGTATTTTAGCAGAACAGGGGTACGATGCTAGAGCAATTAATGAAGCAGAGGCGCTATGTTATGCTGGTTTAGAAGATACAGATTATACAGGAATAGGTGTGAGTTGTGGTGCTGGCATGACAAATGTTTGTGTTATGCTTAATGGAGAACCAACAGTAACTTTTAGCACAACAAAATCTGGAGACTGGATAGATCGTATGGTATCTGTTGCTATGGGAGAACCAGATAGTGTTGTTCAAGCTGAAAAAGAACAAGGCGATTATGTGATTGGTCAAACTAATGAGAATCCGGTTTTAGAAGCAGTGTGTTCTTATTATGATAGACTAATAGATTATACTACAAAATATTTAAGTGTTGCTTTAAGTAATCATAAAGCATTACCAAAATTTAAAGAACCACTTAAAATAGTTATAGCTGGTGGAACGTCATTGGCAAAAGGATATGTGGAAACTTTTCATAAAAAATTAAAAGAAAATAATTTTCCACTACCAATAAAAGAAGTGATCCATGCCGATGATCCTCTTCATGCTGTTGCAAAAGGATGTTTGATAGCTTCTCAAGTATTATAAGTTGATAAAGATGATATATAGTCTATTATCTACGAGATCATCAAAATGGAAAACAGTTAGAAATAATCATCTAAATAAACAAACTCATTGTCAGGCATGTGGAACATATAAAAATTTACAAGTTCATCATATAATACCGGTAAGTATAGATAAAACAAAAGAATTAGACTATAATAATTTAATAACTCTTTGTAAAACATGCCACTTTGTATTTGGACATTTTATGGACTGGAATAATTGGAATAAGAATGTTATAGAGGATAGTGAGGTGTATTATAGAAAAGTACTTAATAAACCCTATAACTTAAAGGGTCAGTTTTATGATAAAAATATTTTTGGTATTATTAGCGATAGTATATGGAACACTATCTTTTTCTGGAACAATAGATCCTAGCACTCCAGATGAAAAATATATAAATTATGGATCAAAATTTCCATATATTGGTCAGATCATAGGTAGAAAACAGGACGACACGCCATATTCTGGATCAGTAGTTGCTTATAAAAACAATATAATTATTACAGCCGCCCATATATTTCATAATAATAAAACTTGTGTTGTAATTTTTAGTACAAAATTATTACCAATTAAAAAAATAGTAGTTCATCAAGATTATGATTACGAAAAATTTGGAAGACATGATATAGCGGTCTGTTTAGTTTCTGGAGATATAGGACTAGATTGGTATCCAGATATATATAAAGATAATAAAGAAAATGGATCAATATGTTCTTTAGCTGGATATGGTTCTACTGGAACATTTATTACTGGAATATTACCTAGTAAAGAAAGTAAAAAAAGAGCAGGATCAAATATAATTGATGCAGTAAATGAATATTTATTATTTTGTTCACCGTCAGTAAAAATAGATAAAACAGAATTAGAGTTTATAATTGCTCCAGGAGATAGTGGTGGTGGATTATTTATAGGAAATGATCTTGCTGGTATACATTCTGGCGTTATAGAAGATAAAATTAATAAAGGAAAATCAAAATATGGAGCTGTAAGCGCTCATACAAGAGTTAGTGTATACAAAGATTGGATAGAGAGTATTACACAAGAATTAATGAAAGAATAAAATGTTTAAAAAATGGTTTTCAAAAGATAAAATAGGTTTATTACCATATACATCAGAACTATTATTTGGATTATCTCCAAATGATCCACAAATGATGGGTTGGGAAATTACACAATTTAATATTCCAAATTCTTGGAAATTTAGCGACGGAGAAGGAGTTGTGTGCGCAGTTTTAGATACTGGATGTGATTTATCACACCCAGATATAGAGCCAAATATAGTAGATGGTAAAAATTTTGTAGAAAAAAATAGTAGCCCAATGGATAGAAATGGACACGGAACTCATGTATCATCAACAATAGCGGCATGTAATAATGGAAGAGGTATGGTTGGCGTAGCACCAAAAACTAAAATAATGCCAGTTAAAGTATTAGGAGATCAAGGAACAGGATCTGTTGGATCTATAGTTGATGGATTATATTGGGCAGCAGATCAAAAAAATGTTAATTTTATTACTATGAGTTTAGGATCCGGTGGATCTAATATTGATATAGAAAAAGCTGTTAATTATGCTGAAAGTAGAAATAAAATTATTTTTTGTGCGGCTGGTAACAGTGGAGCAGAAAACGATGTTATGTATCCAGCTAAATATCCCAATACTATAGCAATCGGCGCAATAGACGAAAAATTACAAAGAACAAATTTTTCATGTAGTGGAGAAAGCTTAGATTTTTTGGCTCCAGGACACAATATTATGGGATGTATACCAAATAATAAATATGCTAAAATGAGCGGAACAAGTATGAGCAATCCATTTGCGGTTGGTATAGCATCATTATTATTGAGTTATAATTTAAAATATAATCAATACCAACTTAATTCTTATAAAGATTATGTAAGTATATTAAAAGAATATTGCAAACCACTAAATGATATAAAATATCCAGCTATTAAAAAATATCAAGGATATGGTATTATTTATCCAGTAAAATCTTAACGCTCAAGATAGCCTAGTTTATAAAAATTATTTATATTAATTTCAGATTCATTTTGTAAATCAGAATTATTCCTAAACTCATAACAGCCACCTCTTTCTATTGGTGTGTGACCAATAACTGGAAATGATTCAACTCTAGGAGAAAAATCAGTATCATTTTCATAAGACATAACTATTTTAGGTATATTTTTATATCCCATATAAGCAGATAGCGTATGGTCGTCATTCCATGATTTAGATACAAAATTTGTTTTAAATTCTTCTATGTCAAAAAAACTTCTTTTATATGATACTGTTTTGTATCCTTCTAGTATCTTAACCCTTGTATCTTTGGCTAGTGTTGTGCAGAAGTGGCATGAGCCGTCGAGGGCGCTCATTCCAGCGAAGCCTATAGCAGCGTTTGGGTATCTTTCTCTAGCTTCTAGATGAGCTTCTATCATGCCGTCCATATAGTACAGATCATCGTCTGCTACTATAATTATAGTATCTGGATCATTTATTCTTTCAAGAGTTGGTATTATTTTAGTAATAGAACCAAGATCTTTTGTCCTAAAAATCTTTAAATGAGGATTTGATTGTTCGAAATCATATAGCCAATCGGGAATATGTAATTGTTCACCAGTTCTTTTATAAGAATGCGGGATATTAAAATGAATTTCATAATTTTTATATGATTGTTCTAATAGCGTTTTTAGTCCTAGTCTAGTGCCCATATAGTCTTTGGGTTCCATAAGCCTATTAGGTACTGTTGTTAAAGATACTACTACCTGTGACATTTTTAAATCCTGTGTAAAAATAGTGTTTGCCTACCATTAAAAAGTAAAGAATATCCATTATCTATTAGATAAGGAGATAATAATTTGTCTTTGCCTCCATCTGGAGTATTAAAGTCGGTATCATCAACTAAAACCAAATGAATATTTGATAGTTTATTTTGTGCCGCTTTAAAAGCTTCAAGATGATTTTCAGCAAAGTTTGGAGTCCCCTTATCCCAACCATCTAGATATAAAATATCTATTTGTTTATCGAAATTAGCTAAAAAATCTATTCCATCACAAGGAATGTTTATGTGTAAATTACTTGGTTTTTCTATACCGATATTAGAATAACACCAGTTTACTCCATTGATACAGTTTTCATCTATATCTACTGTATAAACATCAAAACCAGCCCTAGCCCAAAAAAAAGTAGCATGACCATCGCAGCAACATGGAGGAGAGATAAAAGGATCTATATTGGGCGAGTCAAAATAATTAATACATTTTTGACTAGAAGATAATCTGGTAGAGCCTATCTCTACAACTGTTTTAAGATTGAGTATTTTTGCTATTTCTATTGTTTTTTTTATAAAGGGTGCTGGTTTAGATCTTCTAATATCATAATCTTCGCCAGTTAAACTATCATATGTCCAATATTTTTTATCTATTTTAAAGTTTAATAGAGCATTTTGTATTTTATTTATAGTTGTCATAATAGTTCTTCTAGATTAAGAATATTCGATAAAACTAAAACATTGCCGTTTTTTGATCCATTACTGTTATACCAGTTAAGTCCATTTTGGGCAACATACATCATATAGTCAACATCTTTTAAAAGCCTACTATGTGTTTCTAGTATAATTTCTAGTTGTTGCTTTGGATCATTGTCTGTGTCGAATGGAACATAGTGTACACCAGCAACAAGAGGATTGTGAAAATCAGTTGTTTTTAATGTTGGTCTTAATAATACAGAACCAACACCTAGTATTTCCATGTCTCTATTGCAGATTTCAGCAGAACCATTTAGACTCAAGCCTATCAAGTAGCTATTTAATTCATTTATATATTCTTCATATGTTATTCTCTTATCTTCTACAGTAATGATATTTTTATAATCATTTAAATTACCTATCAAATATCTTGATCCGTGTAAGTATCCCCTAAATAATAATGTTTTATTTTTTTTATCAAAAAAATATTTATTACAATTATTTATTGCTGTTTCAATAACAGTATTATAAGTTGAATAAGATGAAGGAATAATATTTTTATGACTTTTTGCATTTACCGCAGAATATACTCCTATACATTTGCTATTATCCCAATCGCATTTGTCGTCAAGAAGCTCATAGGCTCTGTCCCAATATGTTACTACTTTATATTTTTCTGTTTCTATATTTTTTATTATAAGATGATGTGGACCTGTATTATGGCCATAGTTATTATTATAAGATATGCTATTGTTATCAAGTTGTATGTAATCACCATATATAAATTTGTAATGATCATACAAAGACTGAAAAATAGTTGTTGGCATCCATCCACTAAAAGATGGTTGTGCATAGAACACAAGTTTTGTATTTGACATTACTGACTTTCTGTTGGGTGTCCTACTTTATGTCCATTAGCCTTAATAGCTCTGGACAATATGTGATGATTCCATCCTATTTCGTAAGGAACATATTCTGCAACAAGAGCAGAGACTCCTATTTCAAATCCTTCAGCCCATGTTCCTTGCGTATAAGGTTTGTTTGCTAAATAATCGTGAAACCATTTAAACTGATTATAGAAAGATGTAAGTTTTTTAGAATTTAAGAAAACCAACATATATTCTGCCGGAAGAGTAGCATTATCCCATTCCGGTCTAGGATTACTATCTAGATCATAGTTAAATATTTTATGCCAAAAAATACCATGTCTAGGATCATTTTTTGATTTGAAATCAATAAGAAAATCAATAAATTTATACGAGTTTCTTGGGGCTAGAAAATCATAACCAGAATCATATATAGTACTAAAAAAAGACTGAACAGTTAATTCATCCCACCACTCCAAAGAATTGTCGCAATCGGTCCAGATAGTATAAAAATCTTCTTCTATAGGAAGTAGTTGTTCTATACATCTATATCTCATGTTGAAGTTAAAGTCAGTTGCTGGTCCTTCTGGACTACCTATTGGTAGTCTAATTTTAAAATCTTTTTTAGATATTGTATCTATTAATATTCTATCATTATTAGGATAAAGATCTCTAACAATACTAGGACAATCAGTAGTCAGCGCAAAAAAGTGGTTTGTTTTATTTAATACTTGATCAATTAATTTAACAGTATAATCTTTTGTATAGTTTTCGCCTAGACTCAAGGTTGTAAAATAAATTGGTTTCATTTTTTCTTCCTAAAAGCACAGTAGTAATAGGTATTTTCTCCAACTTCTACTTTTATTTTAAGTTCTTTGTCTTCTATTTTTATGAGTTCAAGTTGAGGATAAAAATTTTTCATAATTTCGTCATTTAGGTCAGGCTGAAGATGGATTTCATATTTATTTTCATTAACTATGTCTTGAGGAAGATTATATGGAACAACAACAAGAATTTCATCGCACCTATCACATAGATAAGATATTAGTTTTGTACCGTCTTCTCTAGAGAGATGTTCTAGTACATCACCAATAATAATAAAATTATAATAGTCAAACCTAAAATCTAATATATTAACATTATATATTTTAGAATATAAACTCTCTAATGAATATTTATCTATATATTTTTGCCAAATTTCTACTCCATGCATTTTATTTATAAAATGATCTTTGAGTAGTTTAGCATAGTGTCCGTGTCCACACCCTATGTCTAAAACAGAAGATTCTTTAGGTATATTTTTTTCTACATAGTATTTAATATCATTAGATAAATATCCCCAATTTCCTGGCATTATAAGTTACCAGTGATGGGCTCTGCCCACCCCTTACTAGTGCTGTGGGGCCAAACTATCCAGCTATGAGGATTTTGATCTGTTTGAAATTCTCTCCAAACCTTACAGTACCCATCTGGATCGTTTTTCATTCTTAGTATTTCCTCTTTATCAGCATCTTTTCTATAAATATCATTACCTTCTTTATCTTTGAAAGCAACTGCCCAAAAATCATAATCATTTTCTGGAACCTGTCCATACTGAATATCTATACAATGTTTAAATATGCTCATCAAATGAGATTGAAATGTATTATAATCTAAATTGGTAGTATCTGGATCTGGTGGTGGTTTATGTTCTTGGACTCTCTTGGTTATGCCTCTTTTGCTAAAACATAGTCCAGAATAAAGTTCGTAATCTTTTAAGGTTCTAATTTTACCAAAACCATATGGGCCAAAATCTATATCTCTTTTTTCGCCATCCATTTCAAATAATTTTCTATTTCTGAGATGACATTTGTTATTTCTTTCGATCCAAATTTTATCATCATCCCATTGTTTGGTTCGTCCTTTTCTTGTATATTCATGCCATATTAGAACTTTGTGCGGATGAAAAATATCATAACCGTGAGTGAATGCTCTAACCGCTATGCTTATTTCTTCACCATGAAAATAATAATTTGGGTCATGAGGTACTTCTTCACAAAATTCGCCTACTGTAAAAGCAAAATGAGCACTATAGAATCTCCCTGGTAAAGGCTTAGTGTTATCGTCCCAACTATCAAAATTAGCAGGAAGGAAGAATACGGCACCCTCTGGAATAAATCTATCAAAATTCATTTTCCATGGCTGTTCAATTCTAGCACCAGGATCATTATCTGGATCAAAACTGGGAATATATGATGTAATTAAAGGTTTTTTATGACCTTCTTTTTGAAGATTTTTTAACATATCTATCAATTCACTATCCCAATTATTAGTGAATCTATGATGACTATCTAATTGTAATGTATATTTTTCTTTTTGGTATAATGATTGTACTTGATTTCTTGCCCAACATACTCCTTGACTTTCAGTATACGGAACATCTATGATACGAAATCTTGAATCATTGATATAATCATCTAATCTATCCCATTCATCTTGTTCTGCGTGTTGCCAGCATATTCCGATTCTAAGATTATCTGGATATTTTGCCTTATCCAACATATCTTTTAGTGTCGGAAGAAGCTGAGGATCCCTATACGAAGCTATTTGTATAAATATAGTTTCTTTATTATTTTTAACTTTCTTTTCTTTCACTTGCTTCATAAAAATGAACCCTGTTATGAGTAATCGGACTAGCTAATAATATTGCTGGTTTTATTTTATTCTCTAATGTTAATGTATATATATGACTCATCCATGTTTGTTCAAAAGGACGGGCCCATTTTGTATCCAAAAAACATTTTTGATTGCCTTCTTGATCTATAATATGTGGCCAATTGCTGTAGTAAACCTCTCCTTCTGCATACGGAAGACCATCTATGGTCTTTATGCAAGAAAATTTTGTATTTGGTTTTTTTTGAATACGACCAAAATATTTCAATCTATTCTCAGTAGAAACATTATGCCAACTCCACTGTTCTCCATTGTGACCATAAAATTCACTAAAACTAAATTTAAGAAAATCATATTCTTCATTTTTCATAACTTTTAAAATACGATTAAATAAATTATGAATATTTTTATTAAAACCAAAATTACATGATCCATTAAAATCTAAAAGCATATCGTCTTCAAAAAATATCATATATCTAGACCCAGAATCAGCAAAATGTTCGGCTGCAAATTGTCGTGATCCACAAACTCCTTTATTTCCATATTTAAAATGATCTTTAAAATTATATTTATTACAGATATCGTCGTATGAAGAATATAAAACATCTTTTGTTGAATTATTTAGTAATATTTTTTGGGTTTTATCCAAAAAATTTCTATCATATTTTTCGAAACTATCCAAAACCATTTGTAATTGTTCTGGAGAATTAAAAGCATTTATATAAAGCAATATATTATTATTTTCATGTTTTTTTCTTAAATTTTGTTTATTATGTATTTCACTATATGTTTGACTATTTTTAAGTTTTTCAAAAAATATATTTATTAATCCATTTGACTCTATTGTTTCATAATGATATATATCAGGATCTTTATATGTCATTATCGTAAAGACACTCTCTTCTGTGCCCATAAGATTTTGAGATAAAGTATCGTTGAGTAATGAATAATATAAATTATTTGCTTCAGATATATAGTCTATATGACCTCCAAAAAATCCGCCCCTCGCAACCCTATTAACATTGGCGTCACAAATTTTATTCATATCATTTATATTAAATCCATGAATTTCAGTTGTTGTTTCATAAGGAAAACATACAAATAGAAATTTTTTCACAATATTTTCTAGTTTATTCAATACTTTATCATGACTAAAATATCCAGGATGAACTGTGTTGGTTATTCCTCCGTCCAACCAAAACATATATTCTGTGCTAAATGGATTAAATACCTTGGCATTATGCAAAAGAAACATTTTGCTCATAACCATTGGATTATAGAAATCCAGCTTTGCTTGAGTACTATCCCTAAGCCATCCTACTTGATTTAACCATTCTTCTTTTATTCTTATTTGCTGAACTCTATCGAAAAACGGAAAAAAATTACCTTTAAAATCCTCTTTATTATGCAAGTAGAATTTTGTATTATCTCTATTTCTATATTGATATACTAATGTTTCTAGTTTATCTTCTCCAAAAACAATTAATGGAGTATCATCTGGTAAAGAGGATAATAATTTAGAAAAATTATCAATATAATGCTGATAATTTCTTCCCCATCCTTCTGATAGAGAATCTCTACTAAGATCCCATATACCGGTTACTATAGTAGAATTTATCACTATTATCGACCTAAGAAATATAATATCACCCAGCTGCACCAATAATATTACTCTATGCGTCTTTGTCAAGACTAGAAAACGCTAATTTGGATATTGACAAACCAGAGATTAGGTGTATTATACATCTATTCAGGTGATCAAACAAACAATACTATGAATAACTTCGATAACGATTTTTCAAACGAAAAAGAAAAAAGACGAGAAAAATTTAAGAAAAAACACCAAAATGGTAGTAATTATTTTGAGGAAGATGATTTAAACAAAAGAAAAAATATATCAAAAAAAGAATTAAAAAAAATAAAAGAAAGTTATCAAGAAGAAGAGTGGGAAGACTGGGATAGATATTATAATCATTGATTATGAAATATTTAGAGGAAATATCAGTAGGAGAATGTTTTGTTATAGGTAATGAATACTTTATAACGACTAGCGACTTTAAAAAAGACGGTAAAAAACTTTGTATCAATCTCAAAACTGGATATGGAAGATGGTTGAATCCAGACGAAACGATAGATCCTATTGATCTTTTTACTTTTGATAAAGATAGTAATATATTAGCGATAAAAGAAAGAAAAAAGGATAACGAAAATGTCTAATCAAAAAGTTCTAAAAAAAGAGCCGTATGTTCTTTCAAACAAAAACATATTCGATATAATCGAACAAAGAGTTCGCTCAAAAGAAAATGGAGCAACAGTTTTTGTTCCTCATGTGTGCAATAATATCGATCTATTTGATGCTGGATTCGCATACCAAGTTGGTCAAAAGTATCCAGTAGTCAAGGCCGACTACCATCTTCTTGGTAGAAACTTTTTGTCTGCTAATCTAGGTTATTCTCAAATTATAAAAGTTTATGAGGAACCTCAATATAGACATAAATTAATTTTTGTCAATATGATTGCCCAAAATGGTGTTAAGAACTTCAACAATAATAGACCACTAAACTACTTCGCACTCGGACAAAGTATGTATAAGGTTTCTCAATATATTCATATGAATACCGGTTTCGTAAATAAAAATGAAAAAATAGAAATTCATTGTCCTAAATTCGGTAGTGGATTAGCTGGCGGGAATTGGAACTTTATAAGCGAACTAATTAACGATATATGGGGCAAATTTTTTGTTACTGTATATAATCCAGTAAAATGAATAAAGTTATTAGTTTTAGTCTTTGGGGAAATAATCCAAAATACACTTTTGGTAGTATAAAAAATGCTGAACTAGCGCAAGAAATATATCCTGGATGGATATGTAGATACTATATTGATTCTGAGGTGTCTAAAGATATACTAGATAAATTATCTTCTTTCTCTAATACTAAAATATATAAAAAAAATATTAAAGGTGATTGGAGAAGTATGTTTTGGAGATTTGAAGCATCGTATGATCAGGATGTTGACGTTGCTATTTTTAGAGATTGTGATAGTAGATTATCTTTACGAGAAAAAGATGCTGTAGATGAATGGTTAAATTCTGATAAAACTTTTCATATAATGAGAGATCATCCTTATCATAATTTTCCTATACTCGGTGGAATGTGGGGTTATAAAAATAATAATAAATATCCTATGCAAATATTATTAGAATCTTTTAATAAAACAAATAATTATGGGACAGACTATAAATTCTTTGCAGAAGAATTGTATCCGTTAATAGGTAACGATAAATTAGTACATGATGAATTTTTTGATAAGCAGCCATTTCCATCTCAAAGAGAAAATACAGAATTTGTAGGAGATGTATTTGATGAAAACAATAATAGACATCCAGAATATAAAAAATATATACCATGAAAATAGACCGAGTTATTTTTCCATTAAATAATAATAAAAACTATACCGAATACTGGAATATTTTTGGTATTGTTTGGAAAAATTTTTTTAATATTACACCAACCATGATATTTGTTGGATCGCAACAAGAATTAGAATCAAATAGTTTTGATAGATCTATAGGAGATATAATAAGACTAGATAATATACCAGAAGCAAGCGAACAATATCCGGACTGGTCTGTTACATGGTCTATTATATATGGGGCATCTTTATTTCCTAATGAAGTATGTATTACACATGGTATTGATCAACTTCCTTTATCTAGATATTTTTTTGATCAAGTATCTTTAGTGGATAATGATAAATTTATTGTTGGTTTTGGAGACGCCTATTCGGCATATGGTCCTGACGTTTTAGGATATTATAATTTACAAACCAATGTTATGTATCCTAGTTCTCATCTGGTAGGAAGAGGATCTCTATTTCAAGAAATATATAATATTGATAAGGAATGGAAAATAGAACTTATAAAAGTATATAATTCTAAAAATAGATATCTTCTAAAAAATAGATACTATCCAAATTCATCATGGGGGCTAGACGAATGTTATTCTTCAGAATTAATCTCTAGATATGATCAGAAAAAAATAGAGTATTTTAATTTTTTTTGGAAATATTGGCAACCAAGAAGAATAGATAGGGGTGGTCAGAATTTAAATTTTAATTGCGATCTAGTAAAACTAGGATACTATTCTGAATTACATTCCTTTAGACCATATGACAAACACAAATCTATTATAGATACTATAATACAATGCTTAATAAACTAAAATGTTTACTAATCGGATATGGAAATATAGCAAAAATACATGCTAAATATTTAGAGATAAAGCCCAATCTTGAATGGTATTGGTATGATCCATATATTAAAAACTCATCCACAGATCATAACAGAGTATCTACTCTAGATAAGTTAAACCTATTTGATAAAATTTTTATCTTAACACCTGAAGATTCTCATTATTCTATATATAAACAAGTTAGAGCCAAATTCAATAAAGATATTTTTATCGAAAAACCAGCAATAGTCAAACATCAAGAAATAGATCTACTAGAAGATCCAAAAGTATTTATTGGTTTAGTTGAAAGATTTAATCCTACAATAGAAACATTAAAAGATAATATAGAAATAGATAAAATTATTAATTTGGATTTTAGTAGGTGTTGTGTCGCTAATGCCGCAAGTCCTATTTCTGTTCTAAAAGATATTAGTATTCACGATATAGACTTATTTTTTTATCTGACACAATCTCGTCTTGAAGATCAAAAAAATATTTCTATGAATTTTTCAAAAAATACTGTAGCTTTACAATTAAGTAATAAAAATATTATTAGCAGATTTATATGGAGTAAAGACACGTTTTTTAAAGAAAGAAAACTAATTATTAGACAAACTAATTGTACATATGTTGCAGATCTACAGGAGCAAAAAGTAACTAGATATTTTTACAATTCATTCAATCAGACCATATCAGAATCATTATACGTAGAAAAAGGATCTCCTATAAATAATGAACAAATAAATTTTTTATCACAAAATCCTGAATATGTGGTTGGCAACAGATCTCACAGATTTCTTCTGAGCTTACTTAATTATGATTAGTACTAATTCTATTATTGAAAATATTAACAACATCGGCGCAAATACAGATATATGGCATTTTAGTCATATAAGAGACTCAGCAATAATAGGAAATAATTGCACAATAGGATCTCATTGCTATATAGATAAAGATGTTATTATAGGAAATAATTGTAAAATACAAAGCGGATGCCTTATATATCATCCGGCAAAAATAGGAAATTGTGTTTTTATAGGCCCTAGATGTTTAATTATTAACGATAAGTATCCCAAAGCAACAAAAGATGATGGGACCAAATTAACAGAACAAGACTGGATATGCGAAGGTGTTATCATAGAAGACTTTGCAAGTATTGGTGCCGGTAGTATAATAATGCCTGGTGTTATAATAGGCCATCACGCGATAATCGGAGCAGGCTCTATTGTAACAAAAAATATCAAACCCTATTCAAAAGCTTACGGCTCTCCAGCTAAAGTGTACTAAATAATGACATATGATTTAACAAAAATTATAGATCAATACATTGATAAAAATAACAAAATTGAAAATTTTTCACCGATACTTCTCCAAATAGGAGGTAACGACGGTGTTCAAGACGATGTATGTAGAAATAGTATTATTAAACATAAAATTCGTAGTCATATTTTAGAGCCGATACCAGATTTGTTTAGAGAATTACAACAAAATTATACAGGCTATGACTGGGTTGATTGTTATAATTTAGCAATATCAGATAAAGAAGGATTCGAAGATATAAGTTATGTCTATCCATACGACGACTTGCCGACTTGGTGCAAGGGTCTTGGAACTTTGGATAAAAGTAAAAACTTTTTAGGTTCTGGTTACGGAGGCTATAAATTAAGTCAAAATTTATCCGATACCCATCTTTATAAAACTATACAAACAAGAATTAAAAATCTCCAAATAGAGACACAAAGCCTTAACTTTTTTTTAACCAATAACAAAATTAATACCGTAGATATTTATGTTTCGGACACAGAGGGATACGACTATATAATATTTAATCAAATTAACTGGAATAAAATTCAACCAAAAATTATATGCATGGAAACCCATACCCTAGAAAATACTTGTCTAATTAATATGGAAAATACGCTTAAAAAAAATAACTATACTATTATTAATAATACATGGGACACTGTTGCTGTTAAATTTTAATCATGCCACAAATTATTAGAGAAATTTTTGAGTCTTATGTTAAAGACACATTCAATCTAACAGACTGTATATCTGTTAATAATGGTACTAGCGCATTAATAGCCACTCTATGGTCTATGGATTTGAAGCCAGTAGATGAGATTATAACAACTCCATTTACATTTATCGCAACATCAAACGCTATCCTAATAAGCAAAGCCAAGCCTGTATTTGTTGATATAGACAAAGATTCTTTGCTAATAAACACAGATCTTATAGAAGAAGCAATAACGCCCAATACAAAAGCTATATTACCTGTCCATTTATATGGTAGAATATGTAATATGGAAAAAATAAAAAAAATTGCTCAAAAATATAACTTAGTAGTAATAGAAGATACTTCTCAAGCTTTTGGTTCTCAGACAGCAAAAGGAGAATTTGCTGGCATGATAGGAGACGCTGGTACATTTAGTTTTTACAAAACAAAAAATATATCAACCTTCGAAGGAGGAATGATAGCTATTCCTCACGAATCTAAACTCGACCATAAAAAAATCAGATCAATATGCGACCAAGGACAAGTTGGAAAATATAATCATGAATATTTAGGCTTTAATTTTAGACTAGCAGAACCACTATGTCTTATGGCTTTAGAACAAATGAAACTGCATATGGTTGGTATAAAAGCAGAATTAGGTTTAAGAGGACCAAAACAAGGACATTATCCATCGGTTGTTTATGATCAACCAATATACAAAAAAATGGGTATCAAAGGATATTGTCCTATAGCAGAAAATATTGCTTTACAAATCAAAAATAATACATATGAATAAAACAATAATAGTCACAGGCTGTGCTGGTCTTTTGGGTAGTCATGTATCTAGATATTTTTTACAGGAAAATTATACCGTAGTAGGCATTGATGATTTAAGTGGAGGATATAAAGAATTTTTGCCTAATAATAAAAATTTTGTATTCTACGAATATGATTTATCTAAAAAAAATATAACAAAATATTTAAATAAACTTTTTAAAACACATAAACCAATAGCATGTTATCATTTTGCTGCTTATGCGGCGGAAGGTCTTTCTCCTTTTATAAGACATTTTAATTACACTAATAATATTTTATCTAGTGTTAATATTATTAATCAATGTATTCAATATGATTGTAAATTAATTTTTACATCATCTATGGCGGTTTACGGAGCACAAAAACCACCATTCGATGAAAATATGATCCCGTCTCCAACAGATCCATACGGTATTGCAAAGTTTGCAACAGAATTAGATATAAAAGTAGCGAATGACCAACACAATTTACGTTATACAATACTTAGACCTCATAATGTAATAGGCATATACCAAAATATTTGGGATAAATATAGAAATGTTGTAGGGATATTTATACGTCAAGCTTTAAATAATAAACCATTAACTATATATGGTGATGGTACACAGACCAGAGCATTTTCCGATATAAAATATTTTTTAATTCCTTTTAGTATGTTAATAGATTCTTTTGATCAGCAAATATTTAATATTGGTGCTGATAAAATTTTTACTATAAATGAACTAGCAAAAACAATAAAGTCTATAGCAGAACATCATAAATTTAATACCGAAATAATTCATCTTGAACCGAGACACGAGGTTCAACATGCGTACTGCGATCACACAAAAGCTAAATCATTATTAAAATTTACTGATAATACTAATTTAGAAAATTTAATTCATGATATGTTTATATGGGCCAAGGATCAGCCAAATCGAGAAACAAAAAAAATGAAATACGAAATAAATAAAAACATATATAATTATTGGAAATAAATATATGAAAATACTAGGTTTGATGTTGGCGTCTAACACATGCGAGGGAGGCAAATGTTATTCAAAAATGGTAGAAGCATGTAGAAATACATGGGCAAAAAATTCTACAAATATAGATATTTATTCTATCTATGGAACAGATAATCCGATACGATCAACGTATGGCTCTTGTAAAACTAATAATTATGATATAATTATAAATACAATAGAATCAAGAAGAAATTTATTACATAAAACAATAAAAGCTATTGAATTTTGTCTTCATAATATGGAATTTGATTTTCTTTTTCGTCCAAATTGTGGAAGCTATATCAATACCAATTTATTATATAATTTTTTATTAGATAAACCAAAAGATAAATATTATGATGGAATAAATGGTATGTATGATGGTATTAAATACTCATCTGGTGCTTGTATTCTAATGAGCAGAGATGTGGCAGAATTGCTTGTAGAGAAACAAAATCTATTAGAATATGATGGAGCCGTATATATGGATGATGTTTCTATAGGAAAATTTTTAATCGAACAAAAAATAGAATTACAGCAAAATGCACTAAGAGAAGACTGCGTATCTGAAACAGATCTTGTATCAAAATTTAATAATAGGTGTTATCATTATTATTTTTGTCATACTATAAATCCTGATTTAATCTATAAATGCCATAATTTAACAATAAATTCAAACAATGAATTATAAATGCTCATTATTTTGCTCTTTCTATAAAGGAGAAAAATTTATAGAATCTTATTTAGAGAATCTGATAGAACAAACATCTTTTAAAGATGTAGAGTTTATTTTTTTAAATTGTGACTCTCCAGAAAATGAAGAAAAATATATATTACCATTAAAACAACAATATTCTAATATTAAATACTATAAGCTAAATCATGATCCTGGACTGTATTGTGGATGGAACGAAGCTATAAAAAAGTGTTCCGCTTCTATAGTAGGAAACTGGAATATTGACGATAGAAAAAATAAAGAAGGACTAGAAATTTTATTATACCAATTTGATAAAGATCCAGAATTAGATTTAGTATATGGATTTACATATGTTTCACACAAAGCTAACGAAAAATATATAAGTAATAATTATAGTCAAATTTATCCTTATCTTCCACATAGTTTCGAGAACCTTCTAAGAAATAACAGCCCTCATTGTATGCCACTATGGAAAAAAAGTCTTCACGATAGATTTGGATACTTTGATGAAAACTACAAAACAGCAGCCGACGGAGATTTTTGGTTGCGCTGTGCCGTGGGTGGTGCTACAATAAAGATGGTCAACCATCCGGTTGGCTTATATTATGAAAATCCAACTGGTCGCTCAACCAATCCGGAAACATTAAAAGAGATGATCAGCGAGGTTAATTCTATGAGAAGTAAATATTTTGGATATATAGGTAAAATACCATGAACTATATTTTATTATTTTTTATCATCATATCTATTATCGGTGGTATTCTTAGCGGACTGAATCAGATACAAGAAGTTAGACAAAATCCATCTTTAGGTATTAAACAGTCTAAAAATATTTTTACATATTTATTTATTGATTGATATGAATAGATTAAATCATCAAAGAGTTTATTTGGCAGGAGCTATGGATAGGGTTCCGGATAGGGGCTCGACATGGAGAGATAATATAACTCCTTTTCTTATGAATCTAGGCATTACGGTATTTAATCCAATAAAGAAGCCATGTTTAGACGGTAACGAAGATCATGCTGTTCATGTATACAAAACAAAATTAAAACAACAAGAAAAGTATGATGAGCTTAAAAAAATAATGAAGAATATTCGTTGCGTTGACTTAAGACTTGTTGATATTAGTGATTTTTTAATAGTTAATCTTGATATAGATGTGCATCCTTGTGGTACTTATGAGGAGATTTTTTTAGCCAATAGAAGTAAAAAACCCGTAATTATTCATATGGAACAAGGAAAAAACAATGCTCCAGATTGGTTGTTTGGAACGATACCACATGAGATGATATTATCTTCATGGGATGAAGTTAAAAATTACTTGAATCATATTGACTCTTCAGAAAAAATACAAACCCATAATAGATGGCAATTTTTTAATAATGCCTAAATACTATATTAAATCTGGTCATATTAGATATATTATAGATAGAGATAACTACAAAGACGCGATAGTTGCGACATTAAAATATTACAAACACAGAGGTTTATTAGTTGGTTCAAAAATTTGTGTAACAGAAAAGGGCTTTGATTCTTTTAAAGAATGGTTTTGTTACGACATTAGTGATTTCATGGAGTATATAAAAGATGCTAATTAGTCAAGATATTAAGTTAGATTTTGATGATGTTCTTATTGTGCCACAACGAACAACGCTTGAGAGCAGAAAAGAAGTTGTGCTTGAAAGGAATTTTAAATTTTATCACAGCCCAAGAATATGGACGGGGATCCCTATAGTATGCTCCAATATGGTTCCGCTTACCACCAAAGAGATGGCTTTAAGATTATCAAAATTTAAAATGATCACAGCCTTACATAAATATTATGATGCTAACGAGCTAGTTAATATTCTTAATGAGGCTGGTGTAGACTATGCTTGGATTAGTATAGGAAAATCCTATGATGATATAGAAAAATTAAAAATTGTATCAGAAAAACTAGGCAAAAATCCAAATATAGTAATAGATGTTCCTAATGGATATATGGAAAGTTTTGTTAAATTTTGTAAAGATGTTAGACACACTTTCAATGATAGTATTATTTGTGCTGGCAATGTAACAACTCCAGAAATTTGTGAAGAACTAATTATTCATGGTGGAGTAGATATTTGTAAAATACAGATCGGCCCCGGCCAGTTTTGTCAAACTAGAATGGTTACCGGCGTTGGCTACGGCACATTCAGTTGTGTTAATGAATGTGGTCATGCTGCACATGGACTTAAAACAGAGACCGGTAGGCTAGGTTTAATCATGAGCGACGGTGGTTGTAGAACCAGCGGAGATGTATGCAAAGCCATTTGTGGAGGTGCTGATTTTCTAATGCTCGGAACATTATTTTCTGGAACAGATCCTTGTGAAGGAGAATGGGAGTATGAATATAGATGCGCCATAGTCAATAATGACAGAGAAGTAGTTAATGAATGGTGGCAACCAAATGATCCTGGTTATGATCCACCAGAAAAAAGAAAAAAATCTTTAAAGTTCTATGGCATGAGCAGTCATTATGCTCAACAAAAACACGGAGAGGGTAAAAAAACATACAGAGCGAGTGAAGGAAAAGTAGAAAAAGTTCCGTATAAAGGCCCAGTCGAAGATATTGTGCAAGAAATACTTGGTGGTTTGAGAAGTTGTGGAACATATATTGGAGCTAAATATCTAAAAGATTTTAATAAATGCGCTAAATTTGTAAGGATAAATCGCAAATGAATATAAACTTTTCTTGTGCTATAAACTCTACTGGATATGGTATAGCTTCGTGGAATATCCTTAAGAATTTGTATTCTATCAACGAAAATATATCATATTTTCCAATAGGACAACCAAACGCAGACGATAAAAATGATCATGACCTAATAGTAAAATTATATAGGAATAGTCATATAAATTTTGATCCGTTTGCTCCGTTTGTAAAAATTTGGCACCAATTCGATTTAGCAAATCATACAGGTAAAGGACATTACTATGCCCTATCTTTTTTTGAATTAGATACCTTTAATAGTTTAGAGCTATCGCACCTAAAAGTACCCGATACAATATTAGTAACGTGCAATTGGGCTAAAAATATTGTGCAAAATAATGGCATTAATACTCCTATTAAAGTTGTTCCTCTCGGTGTTAATAGAGATATATTCGATAATACAAAGTATACGAAGCCAAATAAACAAAAATATACCTTTATAAATATAGGTAAATGGGAAATTAGAAAAGGACACGATATATTATTAGAATTATTTCAGAAAGCCTTTCCCGACGAAACCGATGTCGAACTTTGTTTATTAGCATCAGAAAACACCAATAACTACTCATCTGAACAAGAATTACAACAATGGAAAAATATGTATTCTAGCGATAAAAGAGTGAAGCTACTAAATGGAACAAAATTTCATACAGAGATAGCGGAAGTTATTAATTATGCCGATTGTGGCTTGTTTCCTTCCAGAGCCGAGGGCTGGAATTTGGAACTACTAGAAATGATGAGTATGAATAAACCAGTCATAGCAACCAACTATTCTGCTCATACAGAATTTTGTAACGAAGATAATTCTTATCTGGTAAATATAAATGAAACAGAAAAAGCTTATGACGGTAAAGCGTTTATAGGACAAGGTAATTGGGCAAAAATTGATAATAAACAAAAAGATGAAATAATTGATTATATGAGATATGTATATAAAAATAAAATTATTACTAATATTAATGGTATAGAAACAGCTAAAAAATTTAGTTGGTTGAATTCAGCAAAAACTCTTTTTGGGTGTATAAATACATAGGAGATAATATATGCCTATACCAAAACCAAATAAAGACGAACCTAAAAAAGATTTCATTGCAAGATGTATGGGCAATGATTCTATGGTAAAAGATTATGAAAATCCATCACAAAGATATGCTATTTGTATAGGACAAACCAAAGGATATTTACTACAACAAGTATGCGGATATCTTCGTTGTGACAACGATTGCGAAGATCCATATATGGAAGATGATCAATTAGAAGATGATGAGAATATTGAAGAAGAAAATAATCAAGAATTAACTTTAGCTAATTTAATAATTCCAAACGATAATGACTATGTAGACTTTGGAGAAACAATAGAAGAATTTGATCTATCCGCACTAGCTAAATATAAATATACAGACCCAACTACTAATGAAATATTCTATTTTGATAGAATGAATACCTATAAAAAGAATGGTCGTCCTCTAGTATATATGGGTAAAGCATCAGAATATCAAGGTAGAAAAGTTACTCTTAATAAACCGTTTAGAACATCTGATGGTCCTAAAAAATTTAGTGTTTATGTTAAGAATGAAAAAGGAAATGTGGTGAAGGTTAATTTTGGCGATCCAAATATGAAAATCAAAAAAAATATTCCAGAACGCCGTAAAAGCTTTAGAGCAAGACATAACTGCGACAATCCCGGACCCAAATGGAAAGCAAGATATTGGTCTTGTAAAGCGTGGTAATTTTATGACAAATATTAAAGATAATAGCATACCAATTCTATTAAATAAATATGGAGACGATAAAATGAATTATAAATCTATTTCTCAAGAAGTATCAGGATATTCCAGCGACAATGTCATAGAATTACTTAAAAAATCCCTAAATATACATTGGCAACAAACCACAGTATTAACTGCACAAGCAGTACATTTAGACAGATGGGGTTATAAAAAACTAGCAGCAGTAATCAAAGCTGACGCAGATCAAGAACATGAACACGCTGCGGCCAATATCAAAAGACTTGAATTTTTTGATATAGATTATCAACCGCTTACAGTTAGTCCCAAAACATGGACTAGGCACGATATGGTTGCTATGATCAAATATAATCTTGAGTCTGTGAGAGAAGCAGCAGCGGCCGAAAGAGCAACAATTACCGCAGCAAGAGCAGTCGGTGACGAACTAACAGCTAATATGATGATTCCTTTATTGCAAGGTAGTGAGGACGGTATTGAATTATATGAAAGTTATTTAAAACTTATAGAGCAGATGGGCTTAGATAACTTCTTAACACTACAGGTATAATTATGTTTAAGTCTAGATCCGAAGAACTATTGGATTCAATACAAACAAATATAGAGTGTCCACCAGCTACTCAAGATATTAGTTTAAATTTATATAATAGAAAAATTTGTGTTGAAAAAGCTAATTATGGACCAGCCAATCCAGAATTAGATAATAATAATTTTTGGCAAAAAAAAGCAGAATTATTTAAAACATCAGTTGAAGAAGCACAAACTATGAGATGTAAAAACTGTGCTGCTTTTGTAATAAAAGAAAAAATGAGAAGATGTATTGAAAAAGGTATAGCGTCCACATCAATCAACGAAGAAGATATTGCAAAAGATATAATAGATGAAGCTAATCTTGGATATTGTGAATTATTTGATTTTAAATGCGCTGGAGACAGGACATGCGATGCCTGGATCACTGGTGGGCCACTAGGCGATAGTTAGACCATGAATCATATCTCTAGATTGTTATTATCACAAAATATTGATAATCTGACATATGCAACAGCATATATAGAGTTACCCATACCAGATATTATTAGATCTATAAATTGGAAAAATATTTTAATTAAACCTCCTTTAAATAGTAGTAAAGTCACTATTAGAGAGTTAGAAAATATAGGTAAACTTACTAGTAATAGAACAGAAAAAGACATAAAATTAATTTATAGCATAGATACAGATACTGATTCTTTTTTTATATCATTATTAGCTAAATATAATCTACAGTATCCACAAAAACATATTAATGAATTTTATAACATAATATTACCAGTTTTAAAAAATATTAAATCTTTTTGGAATAGACCAAGGCCGTATCAATTGGCAAAATACTATAATATACCAATTAATATGATAATAACCGATACCATAGATACTCCATCGTATCCTTCTGGACATACGGTGTATAGTAAATTGGTAGCAAATATATTGCATGATATGTTTCCACAAATAAGTTTTGTTGAACTAGATAATATAGTTAAAATAACTGGTTTTGCTAGAGTTATACAAGGGGTTCATTTTCCTTCTGACAATGAAGCATCAATTATTTTTGCTGACTATTTATTTAAAATATTAAATCCAAAATTAAGGAATTATTAAAATGTCAAGATATAATAATATATTAAATGGTATTCAAGAGTCTATAAAATCTGCACAAACAACACAAAAAACTTATAAAGGACAAAAACGTAGCGATCTTAAAGATAGTGACTTTTTATTTCCAGAAACTAGATCTTTCCCGATAGTAACCCCTCAAGATATACCCGATGCAATAAGTAATTTTGGACGAATGAAAGGTAATATGAGTTATGATGCTTTCTTAAATAAGCTATACAAGATGGCAAAACGTAAAGGACCAGAGTTTATTGCTGCCTTACCAGAAGCTACAAAAGATAAACTAGGTATAAAAAAAAGTAAAGCAGAAGATACTGATTTTACACAGGTAGAAGAAATGGAAGTTGAAAGTCCAGAAATGGAACTTATGGAATATAAATATGATTTTTATCAAATGAGTCTTGGTTCAATAAAATCTATCGCAAAACACGCACAGGCTATTGTTGATGCTGTTGAGAATGGAACCATAAAAGACGGCTTGACAGAAAGCTGGCTACAGGGTAAAATTGCTGTTACAGAAGATTATATGCTAACGATACACAATTTTCTAATGTTCGGAGAGAGTGAAACCGATACAGAAGCAGCAGACGCAGCAAAGAATCTTCCTGGTCTATGGGAAAATATTCGAAAGAAAAAAGAAAGAGAAGGGAAAAATTATAAGCCAGCAAAACCAGGAGACAAAGACAGACCAGATTCTGAACAGTGGAAAAAACTTAGTAAATAGTTGATATTATTATAAATTTTTATTAACCTTTTGAGGATTTTGATTATGGAAAAAAAATACGAGAGTCTATCTACATACTTAATGTTATCTAAAAAGATTATCAATAAGTTTGCACCAAAGTTTATTGTTAAGCATATGCTTAATGACGAAGATGCCATAAGCGATGTGGCTGTAGCATTAATGAATGCCGATAAAAATTTTGATCCCAATAGAGAAGGCTCTGGACACGGAAAGAAAACATTGTATTCTTACAGAAATCAGTGTGGTCTTTGGGCAATTAAAACATATGTAACCAAACAATACAAAAGTAAAAAGTTGAGTAGTTTGGATTTTGTCTTAGATGATAATAGCAATACCATGTACTCAACTATTTCTGATAAAAATAGTAGAGATCCATTAGATATTATTATAGAGAATGAGCAAGAATCTAATACCCATAATGATATATCTTTTATTCTTAATTCCTCTATATTAAGCGATAAACAAAAAGATCAGATACATAAATACTATTTTGAAAACATGAGTTTGGCGGAAATTGGTAAACACTATGGAGTAACCAGAGAGGCCATAAGACAAAGTATTAAAAGAGCAATAGGATCAATAAGAGCATTAGCATAATGAAATTTCTATATACTTTACTTAAGAAGATATTCTATAAAAATAAAATTATTATTCCAGGACCAGAAGACATTAAAAATATCACAGAAACAGAGTCTTATGTTTGTGAGATTAGTTTTAAATTAACTAATGAGAATAATATTGATATAGTATTTTTTACTAAAGAAGTTAAAGAGGATATAGTTGAAGATATTGCTCAATTAGCTGAAAACGCAGCCAATCTAATAGTATTAATAAATAATGGTTTAATGAAAAAAGAATTATTACGAGTAATTAAAGATCTTAAAAAAATCAATATGAATAATGATAAAAAAACTTTATTATTAGATAATATTTTATTTTTTCATAATCTGCTACAAGAAGAATTTAAATCATCTAAAAAAGATAATGGTCCTTTAATTAAACCATCTTCCGTCTTTAAATCCATTTAACAATAAAATAGGCTTTTTTCTGCATTTTTTGAGCCTATTATAAGGGTGTATTAGTATGGAGCTAATATACCAAATAAGGAACATACTATGCAAAATGATAATATAATTGTATGGCAAAAATGGATAGATCCTTTTGGTAGAGACGATGAAACTAAAGAAGAATTCGATAATTACACAATAGAAGAGAATGAGGATTCCGAAGACGATACCCAAGATAAAAGTAAAATTGAAGAATTTTTAGCAGATAAAAGAATTCGTTACGGTGTTAAAGTTATCACAACACCGATGGGAATAATTCCAGTTAATGATCATACATCTAGTAGTAAAATTTTTAATTTTTGGATGGGACATACTAATTTTGATATAACTAGAAAAGTGGCCGAAACTATCGAGATTACAGAGGGTGTAGAAACCTTAGACGTTTATACAAGATATAGATTTAGAATTAGTGTTGGCAAAGCCTTTGAAGACTCTACTGTTATGAGAACTATTAATAAAAATGTTTATAAGGAATTAACTAATGCCCATCAATAATGATTCTGATCTTTTATCAATACATACATATAATTTAGATGCTAAAAATAGAGAAATTTTTTTACATTCTTACATTAGCGATGGCGATGAAGAATCTGGGGTTGATTATAGAAGCGCTATAATGTTTGAAAAAAATATGAGATACTTAAATCTTATGTCTAGTGATCCTATTCTTATTCATATGCACATGCCGGGCGGTGATTGGGAAGACTGTTTAGGGATTTATGATACAATTAAGCATAGTAAATCTAAAACTATTATTTTAGCTTATGGAAAAGTACAGTCTGCTAGTAGTGTTATATTACAAGCTCCTAATGTTAGAATACTTATGCCTAATGTTACAATGATGATTCATTATGGTAGTATAAGTCTTGACAGCGAACATAGTAAAGCAGCAGCAAGTAGTCTAAAATGGAATGAGAGAGAATGCGATAAGATGATAGATATATTTACTGAACGGTGTATTCAAGGTGAGATGGCAAAAAGTAAAAATTGGAAAAAGTTAATGGCAAAAAAACATATTCAGTCGCAATTAGCAAATCAATGTGATTGGATATTAACAGCAACAGAAGCGGTACAGTATAACTTTGCAGACGGTATTTTGGGTCATAAACCTTATACAACAATAGACAGTATAAAATCCTTAAAAAGGAATAAAAATAATGCTTCTAGAGTTTTGTCAACATGATTATACCCTCAATGAACATGAGAACAAAGAACTTATTCTAGAAGCTATTAAATATAAACCAGATTATATTTCAGTTTTTTCTTATTATGCAAAAAATGTTGCTCAATTAACTAATATTCCAATTATTTGTCCTATAGATTTTCCTATTGGTATTAATGATAGTAAAACAAGATTAACCATGGGAGAGTTCGCTATAAAAAACGGAGCAAGAATCCTAGACATAACATTTCCTGCTCAATTGATCGGAAATAGAAAATATGATAAATTTAGAGAGGATATTAAAAATTTTAATAATCTAGGAATAGAACATAATATTGATATACGATATATATTAGAATACAGAAAATATTCTTACGAATTATTATATAAGTTAACACAAATTTTGTTAGATTTTGGTATTTCTACTATTCTTTTATCAACAGGATACTTTTTAGATGATATTAATGATAATATTATTGCTGCTAGTATGATTAGTAAAAAAAACGTAAATATAAATATTATTCTTACTGGAAATATTTGGACAAAAGAGCATATAGATAATATTATCAAGTCTGGTATGGCCGGTATCAGAGTTAATAATATTAATGGATTAAAATTATTTAATCAAAATATTTCATCAATATAATTTTTTGGTGTATAATCTGTTGCATTCCTAACATAATGGAGATTTTATTATGGCAACAGTTCAAAGCGATGGTACATCTGCTGTAACAGCAACTAGCACCAAAAATATTGGTGGTGCTGTGAAAAATGCTGGCTCATCAACACTTGTTGATAATGTGGCTTTAGGCGATCAAAATGTTAGTGTTTCTGGCTCTACTGTGGTAGATGGAGCAGACACAGACAAAGCTTTAAGCGCTGGTACATTCAAATATGATAACCAAAGACCAGTAGCAAAAAGAGTAACAACAACACTTGCTACAGTTAGTAAGCCATTTTTACAAAGTGGCGCTCTTGTTCCTGGTAATTTAAGACTACTCCATAAAAGAGAAAGTTATAAAGTTAATAAAATTGCCACTGCTATAAGAGCTGGTTACTGGAATATCTATACTGGTACTTGGACTACTCCTCCAACAGCCACGACAGAAAGTCCAGGCACAGACGAAGCAGCAACACCAACTCGTAGTGTTCCTGGCGAATTGGTATACAAAACAGGAGCTAAGGTTCCAGTTCAAGATAATTATAAGGCTAAAACCGGCTGATTATAATTTATCAATTTAATTTTTATAATAAGCCAGGGCTAATAACCTTGGCTTATTTTTTTTATATATAAAATTTAATAATGAAAAAATTACAACTACAAGACACAATCAATAGTTTAGGATATGAAGGTGGAGTATGCGGCTATTGTATAATTATTTCAAAAGTTGATTGTGCGGAATATGATCAATGTGCAATGCCATATATTGCAAATCCTCCTGATGACTGTTATTGTGGTAGTATTGGTCCTTTTGTATCTGATCCTAATACTGATTGCCCAGGACAATTTTCTGCTCCATTGCCAGTTGGCAGTTGTTATATGGGTAAAGATGAAAATGATTGTAATATAATTTTTAATCAAATTGATGGTTGTTGTCCAGCTGAATTAGAAAAAGTATGTACTCAAAATGATCCTTGTCCAGAACAAGATCCGTGCTGTAGTAAATTTCTATTTTGTGATACCAATCCTTCTAGCCCAACATGTGGCCAATGTATAGAAGAAGGCGGCGGCGCATCTGCTTGTCCTCAGTGTCCTTCTTGTAGTAGCGAAGGTTGTTCACCACCACCACCACCACCACCACCACCACCGCCACCACCACCAC